TAATTGGTGCTAACTTTAAGTTCGTAACTAATGTAGACTCAAGAGACACTGGTAATGGTAGACTATCATTAAGTTTCTGGTTGTATCCCACTAAGTTTGACCCAGCCGTGAATGGTGGTACAGTTATGTGGACTGATAGATTTAAGATATATTATAGAGAAACAGGTAATATAATCTTTGCTTCTGGTTCTGGATCTATAGAGAACACCACACAACTCAATCTAAATGCTTGGAACTTTATCAGAGTAGAACAATACAATACTGATGCAACTATATCAGTAAATGGAACTGTAAGTAATACTCTAAACACTGCAAACCCAATCATGTTCTTTGCAGGCGATGTTCTCACATTAGGTGCTGACACTGCTGGTGCTGGATTCATTCCTAGTCAAACTGCATCATTTGAAGGATTCTTAGATCATCTAACTGTCAACTTGACTGGTGATAATGCACTAAGAAATACCACTGCAACTCAAGTTCCTGTGAACGAAACACAACAAGAGACTGATGCACAGACAAATAGCAACGCTTCATTTATCCGAAAGATGGATAATGAACACCCACAAGTGGTTGCAACAACTGATGCAAACAGAGTTGTAACAGGACTAACTATCAACTATGAGGGTTGGGGATATACCTCAGTTCCTATTATGACTATCGAATCACCAGCAGTGGGAACTCAGGCAACTGCTGTTGCTATCATGACAAGTAGAACTGGTGTTCCAAATCAGTCAGTGGATAGAATACTAATTACAAATCCTGGCGCTGGATACACAGAACCTCCACAGGTAACATTCACTGGGGGAAATCCTATTTCTGTTGCTATTGCTACTGCTGTTATATCAGAGGCTGTGTTAGGTCCTATTGGAATCACGACTGGTGGTAGAGGATATACATTTACACCTACAGTCGGTATTACATCTGTGTACATACAACAGTCTAATGAAACCATACCTTTACTACAGAACGCACAAGCAGAAGCCGTTGTAAGCACCGCAGGTACAGTCAAAGAAATTAGATATAGTAACGCTGGTGCTGGTTATACTAACACAACTGCATATGTAGGTATTGAGTCAGTGACATCAAGTTTCTTCGGTGAGTTTGAAGTAGATGAGTTGGTAACACAGGTATCTACAGGTACAAGTGCATATGTATCTAGCTGGGATACTGCAAATAATATTCTCAAAGTTATTGCAGCAAGTGGTGACTTTACTGTAGGAGAGACAATCGTTGGTGCAGCTGCAAGTTACAGGATTCTATCAACAGGTAATGACCTTTCTGCTGATATACCGTTTGCTCAAAATGAAACTTTTGAGACCGAAGCAGACGAGGTTGTAGACTTCTCAGAAAGAAATCCATTTGGGGAATTCTAAATAGTTTCATAAGGTGGTAATATTATGTTAACAAATCATTTCTATCATGAGATCATTCGTAAGACAATCGTGTCTTTCGGAACCTTGTTTAATAACATTGAGATCCAACATACAGATAAGAACGGCAAGACAGTAAGTGTCGTCAAAGTTCCAGTATCTTATGGACCTCAGCAGAAATTTTTAGCAAGAGTATCTCAGGGTAGAGAATATCAGGATGAGAGAAACATTGGAACTACACTCACCCTGCCAAGAATGTCATTTGAAGTCATAGGAATGAACTATGACTCAACTAGGAAAGTCTCTACCATGCAGACTTTCAAGTCTACTAACAAGAAGACAAACAAAATGATCAAGGCTTTCATGCCTGTTCCATATAATATCAATATGCAACTTAGTATCTTATCTAAGTTAAACGAAGACGCAATACAAATACTAGAACAAATACTACCATACTTTCAACCAGCATTTAATTTAACAGTAGACCTAGTAGATGTGATTGGAGAGAAGAGAGACATGCCAATCACTCTAGAAGGTATACAGATGGAGGATAATTATGAAGACGATTATCTCACAAGAAGAGCTTTAATATACACACTGAACTTTGTATGCAAGACATATCTATTCGGTCCCATCAACAACAGTACTGACGGACTCATTAAGAAAGTTCAAACAGATTACTATACAGAAACAGAAAATCTCAAGATTGCATCTAGACAACAGAGATACACTGCTGTTCCTATTGCGGTCAAGGATTACAATAAGGATGATACAGCTAGAACAAATGAAATAGTCAAAACTGACATCACAGAATTCTCTGTAAATAGTTCTACTCCATTCTCTAAGGGTGACTACATACAAATAGATGATGAGAAAATGTTAATCAGAGCCATCTCTGGAAACAGGTTGACTGTAAGAAGAGGTGAGTTTGGTAGTTTAGTCATGGCACATGACACCAACATTCCTATTAATGTCATCAACGTTCAAGACGACACTCAAATAATTGAACAAGTCTTACAGAGTGGCGATGATTTTGGATTTGGTGAAACTGTCACAGATTATGCTGATGGTCAACAATACAGCACTAGTCAACAAAGGGATGCTGAGACATGATTGAAGACGAAACATTTGATTCTATAGATGACGCTCTAGACATAACGGATAGAGGTGCTGAGATCATGAAGAAAGAGCCTGTATCCAAACCTGTCAAGAAAGTAAAATCAGATAAAGAAGATCTTACAAAAGACTATGAATATAGTAGAGCTCAATTATATTCTTTAGTTGAGAAAGGTCAAGAGGCAGTTGACGGTGCATTGGATGTTGCACAACAATCAGATTCTGCAAGGGCATATGAGGTTGCTGGTCAACTTATCAAACATGTTGCAGACACGGCTGACAAGTTAGTGGATCTCCAAAAGAAAATGAAAGAGATAGATGAGGTAAATACTAAGCAGAACACTACAAATGTTACCAACAATTCTTTATTTGTGGGTAGCACTGCTGATCTACAGAAGATGCTCAAAAAAGTCAGTAAAGAAAGCCAATGAAGACCTACCAACAATTCAACGAATCTTTGAAAGATTGGTATAATAAAGGTAGGAATGTTAGAATTCCTAATGAGGATCAAGCTTCCTTTAAGACTTTACGACAAGATGATCGTGCTCAACAGGGTAAGTTCATTAAACAAGCATCTAAAGGTAAAGATCCAAGTAAGTTAACTGATGATGATTTTGAAGGTGGAGCATTACCAAGAAACATGAGTCAACTTAAAGATTTCATGCAAGGAAAAGGTGGTGCAACTTGGTCATTCACCAGAGGTATGAAAACTGGACCAACTGCTTTAACTAGACAAACAATCGAACGTCCTTTAAGAGCTATTGGAAACGTTGCAAAAAAAATTAGAGGAAAAGGACAACTGTATTCAAAAATATGAAAAGTTTTAAATCAATCAGAGAAGAAGGCAACTGGCAAAGGTTGAACAAGTATGGTGCAACCTATACTATTACTTTTCAATTCAGAGGTCAGACCAAGTTTATTCAAATGTTCTTCCCACAAAGGGCAAGACCATTGAAGAAGAATGTTCAATATGAATTGAACAAAGTGTATCCAGGCAGTAAAGTATTATACTTTGATGCGAGTGATAAAGATCCTACAAAACCCCTATTAGTAATTGACTCCTAATAAATTATGCCTAGTCATGAACAATACCTTGGAAATCCTAATCTAAAGAAAGCTAACGTTGCTCAGAACTTTACAAAGAAACAAGTATCTGAGTTTCTAAAGTGTGCTCAGGATCCTGTATATTTTGCACAGAAGTATGTAAAGATCATCAACTTGGATGAAGGTCTAGTGCCATTTGAGATGTATGACTTTCAAGAAAAGTTAGTTAATAATTTCCATAATAACAGATTTAATATTTGCAAGATGCCTAGACAGTCAGGTAAGTCAACGACTGTGGTATCATATCTCTTACATTATGCCATCTTCAACGATAGTGTAACTATAGGTATACTTGCAAACAAAGCTCAGACTGCAAGGGATCTACTTGGTAGATTGCAAATTGCATATGAGAACTTACCCAAGTGGATGCAACAGGGTATCATTGCATGGAACAAGGGATCTATGGAATTGGAAAACAAATCCAAGATCATTGCTGCATCAACCTCTGCATCTGCCGTTCGGGGTATGTCATTCAACATCATATTCTTAGACGAATTTGCGTTCGTTGCCAACCATTTAGCAGATGATTTCTTTAGTAGTGTATATCCTACTATTAGTTCTGGTAAGTCTACTAAGGTAATTATTGTTTCTACCCCTCGTGGTATGAATCACTTTTACCGACTGTGGCATGATGCGGAACTAGGTAGAAACGAATACGTCACCACAGACGTTCACTGGTCAGAAGTGCCAGGCAGAGATGAAGCATGGAGAGAACAGACGATCAAGAACACATCAGAAGCACAGTT